GTTTCCCTGCCGTCAAAAGCGTGAGAACATAACAGAAGTCGGTAACGCAACGGAAGATATAGTATCAGTCCCAAATGATATAGTTTGTTTTCCCTAGCTCGGACGCGTCTGTCACCCGATCAACGAAAAAAAAAGGGGCGAGTCGCCCTCTCGCCCCCTGATCGATGCCCCGCCCGCCTGTCTGCTATGCCAACTTGAACGCGAAACTGTTGAATCCGTTGTTTCCACTCGACTTTATCTTTCCCTCGTTTTTGAGTTCTACCAGCACTGAGAACGTTTCCGGGAAGTGTTCCCAGCATCCACTACCGCAGATCCTTTGATGAATCATTGACTCGCACTGCCAACCCGGATGAGCTTTCAAATCTTCGAGGATCGCGTTTTTGATATTGTCGACCTGGAATTCGGAAATGATTTCCATAACTAATCTCCTTTGCGTTTGAGGTTTAATTTTCAAAGATCGTAAGCGCCGTTTGCTGCTTACACTCTATTGTGTGATCTGTTCGCCGATTTGTTCACGCCCCCGCCACTGCGAACCACATAGCGCCAGTCGAAGGAGCAGGATTGACTGAACGAGTGATGCGAGGAGCAGGCGGGGTCGCCTGCTCTTTCTCGTTGTAAAGATCGATCAGCCGATAGAGCGCCCGATGTTTGCAGGGTTGGCCGTTCTTGAAGGATTCGCACTGGCAAACGCCGTTAGCAAAGTAGGTTTTGCCGGTCTCGGTCGTCACGGCCACGCAATCCGCCAGCTCCGTGATCACCCACCATCCGGAGATCACGCCGGCGACGGCCTTGTCGATCGCCGCGATCCAGCGCTTGTTATTCGTTTTGGCCTTCGCCGCTTTCGCCACTTCGTTGAATTTCTGAATATTGATCATTTCCCTGCCCCTTTCGTGTTATCAACTGACAGGGATAATTATACGCAAGCGCGCAGAGTTGTCAAGATAATTATATCCTTGCGCGTAGAATTATTTTCGGATATATTCTGGCTATGGAAAAAATCACTATAAGACAAGCGGCGGATTTGAAGGGATGTTCCAAGAGTACAATCTTGCAATTGATCCGCAGGAATATTCTCCCAGCCGAGAAGGTAGGCCCGATTTTCCTGCTTCCCAGATACGCGGTCGAGGCCTACCAGTTGCCCGGTCAGGGTAAAGGTCCACGACCTCGCGGCAGAAAAAAATCTCAATTCTAATAATATTCTTGTTGACTATTTCTACGCGTGCGCGTATATTTACACCATCGCAAGCGGCAATCACGCCGCGCGAGATCGAAGGAGAATTGAAATGGAATATCGAGTTATTGACCACAATCCAAGCAGTCTCAGAAATGAACCAGCCCACGACCTGAGCCTTATCGTAACTGAAGGCGCAAACAAGCAGCGCGTAATCGGTGAGGCGTGCAACAAATACAGCCACGTCAAGAAAGTCACGTTGCACTTGGAGCGCAGAGGCGTATCTGGCAAGTGGGAGCAGGCTGGGACGTTTCAAGCTGGCAAATAGCCAAGCTACCCAATTTCCATTGATGCCGTAAGGCGTTGCCGCAGGCTAGGCGTCCACTAACCAGCGCCGGCGAAGGATAAAGCTAAAGATCAAAGCCTTCTGCCGCGCCGTCAGGACGCCGCGCGCGGGCTGTGGAATGGCGGTATTGAAGGCCGCCTGATTGGCGAGTATCCAATCGTCAATTGCGTCAATCGCGGCCCGCAAGTCTGCTCTCGTTAAAGAATCGACCTCGCCGTCTCGATTCTTCAAGATGATTTCTTCATAAATCAATTCCCTATTCGCTTCTGACAGTGCCGGCATAATCCCTCCCGTTACAATCTTGCCTCCAGAAACCTGAAGGACAGGTCAATCGCGCATTCGTCGTTGCCCTCATGGCGGATCGGGGAATCGAACCAGCCGACCCGGCGCACGTTTCGGACCTTATCTTCGAAGATGAATAGATTCCCGAATCCTTTTCCGTCAAAGAAAGCGTCCACGGTGTTGGTTTCGGTCAGGCTGCGCGAAAGGAACTTGACCTCATAAGAGTCGAACGGCGGGGATTTCTGGCGAGTGGCGCGGCCGCTGCGATCCTCCGGCATGCTGACAAGTACCGTCAGATTTCGATCCCAGGTGACTGGCAGGGTCGGATCGGTAAGCGGGAAGGCGTCAAGCACAGGGACATTGATCGTCACGCTGAGAGTGCCGTTGCTGGCGGTAATCTTCGCCGTCTGGCCGGCCAGGCTCGGCGCCGTCCACACTCCGGAAGTGCTGTTGATCGAGCCAGCCGACGCGGTCCAGGTCGTGAGCGACGGTTTGAGCGCGATTGAAATCCTACCCTGCGCCGAGGCCGTCGCCAGCGTGGCTGTCGTCGCTGCGTAAGCGCCAATTGACGCCTTTTCTCCCACGGCCACGCTAAAGCCCCCACCCACGCCCTGCGTCGTGTTCACATCGGTCAATTCAACAAGGTTGACCAGATCCGCGTTTGTATATCCTGAAGTCTGAGCCGCGGCGGTGTCGGTTGCATTGGCGACGGCCAGGACCACAAGGCAATTGGCGACGGTCGTCGTGTCGCCGGGAATCGAAACGCTCGTGCTGCTCGCCGCGGTATTGCCCGCCGTCACGTCCCACGGATTACCACTGTCGATCACGCCGCGGAACGCGAGAATCTGGCCGATCGCATGATCGCCAGGATCGGTGACGGTCGGAGCCGTCTCGTTCGCTGTCGCCCGCTTCCAGAATATATCCAGACGAACAGATCCGGACGCGCCGCCCGTGCCAGTGCCTTGCGGACTGTCAGCCACGGCGGCGTACCCTGAAGGAGCCGAGACTGTTTGATTTGCCGATTCGACAAATAATAAGAGAATGTCATTCGCCTGGATGCCGACCGGCAATCCTGGAGTGATATTGCCCGTCCCCTCGGCGAATGCTCCGGCGCCGGCAAAGTATGGGATCAGTGGGATGTTCGTATCGAAATCTATTTGCTCGCTCGCTTTAGCCGCCGTATAGCCATTGGCGTTCGTGATCACGGCCGCCGTCAGCGCGCTGATCTCCGCGATATTGCTATTGACGCTCGCGGTCGCTCTGAGCGTACTCAGGCCCGCGAGCGCTGGCGCGGTAAATTCGCCCTGCGTGAACGATCCGCCGCCGAGCGGGATCGACCACGAGACGAGATTGCCCTGTGCTTCGTCGTAATTCGTTTTTGGCCGGATCTTCTGGCCGGGCTGTAGGGTAATTGATTTATCGCCCAGGATCTGGAGCGGCGGTATGGAGATTATCGCGGTCGCCTTCTGAACGCCCTCAGCGTCAGATCCTGGCTCGATCTGGCCCGTAAGCGTGTAGGTTCCGGGAACTGTCCCGCCTGAGTATGTCGTCTCCAGTCCTGGACCTGTGGCCGAGATCGAGCCGTGGGACGGCGCAGTAAAAGTCACCGTCTCCGAAAGACGCCAATCCCCCACCAATCGCGGCGCCAGGATTCGAGCCGGGTTGGTGATGACTGGCTTGATCAGGTTTGAACTGTAGCTCATTGGGTAGATTGTCTGAGTGCCCAAGCTGACGCGAGAATGCAAAAGCACGCCATTACGATACAGTCTAAATCCGTTTGCGAGCTCCAGCCGATAGGCGTCGCCGGAGACCGTAGAATAAGAGATCGTCGTCAGAGTGTTGAGCGCCTCATCCTGGATCAGAATCTGAGTCGCTGAGACCGTGACGCGGTAAAGATAGAGAAAGCCGGCAACGTCCTGAATCCCGCCCGTGATATTCCAAGATCCGCTCGAGGTTGGCCTGAAATTATCGTCAACCGTCCATTCGGCAAAGCCGATACCCGAATAGAGTTTGTGCGCGCCGTTGCCTGCGACCGAGCTTTGCGCGCCGTCCACGAACAGCGAGAAGTCCGACGCTATATCGCCGGAGCTGGCCACGCCGAACCACATCGACGGTTGCGGGACGGCCTTCGCGGTAAACTTCTGGACATCGTTCGGATAAACCGTAGCGACGGGCGGAAATAGAGCCAATCTGCTCATGGGGTCAAGGCCTCCTGTCTGGGTCCATGCGCGGCGTCGGAATAAATTGAGTCGTCAATTTGCTGGAGCGTGAATTGGGCAGTATCTGGCGCGTCCTCCGCGCTCGAGAGGACGATCTCCAGCACGAGACAGAGTTGATACTGATAGCCGCCGTTGGGTCCGAGCGGGTGACTGATCGTTACGAAATCACCTGGCAACAAATGGATTGAAGTCTCATCGCCGGCGAGCGAGATAATATTTGGATTGTCCGCTTCGAGCCGCGCGGCGCGCTCAAGCAGTCGCCTCGCCTGCGATTGGTTCATATTCGGCAGGGCCCGAACCGACTTGATTTCGCCGACCTGTTTAATCAGAGCTTCGCGCCTGATCTCAACCGAGGTCATTCCGAGAAACGGGTCGTCAATGTCTCTGAATTCGGCAATGAAATAATTCGGACGCTCGCGCAGGTCGCGGGGCTGGATTGATACCGACCCGGCGACGATATTCGATTCGTCGAAGTGGTGGACCGGCGTCCGGTCTATCGGCGCGAGAAAGATTATTTGCTCACCGTCATCCTGCCAGAACGCGCCGGCGGTTGCGCATATCTGATCGAGAGCATCGGCCAGGATCGCATCTTGCGTGAAGGCCATATGGCCTTCAAATCGAGGGATACTCACTGTCGAGGTCCCGTTGTCCCAACTGATCGACGCCGCGTTGTAGTCCGCCCATCCGCGCCATGGCTCCCAATCGACTTTGTTATAGAGTTTAACGCGCGCCTGCGTCTTGTCGCCCAATTTGTGTTGGTAATAAGCAAGAATTCGATCGGCCGCGATCCGCGCCGGATTCGTCGAATAGCCGTAGCCGTTGACGTTGCCGATGATCCCGAAATCCAGCATCCGGCGGCCCTTGTACCGCCCCCGGAGCTTGTCCGGTCTGTCTTCAGCGTTGGCGACGGCGTCCGTCAGTTTGACGGCAATGTATGCGGTGCCACTGTAGGCGAGGCCGTTGGTCAGAAAAGCATCAACCGGCTGATTCCCTGTCGAAACATCCGTGCTGATAAACCCGTTGTAAAACCTATATCCCGCCGTCGAACCGTTCGGAGAAACGCTTTGGGACGCGCCGGCATAATAGACCGCAAGGGCGCCGTCCCACTCGCCAACATCGCCGCCGTCGCCCTGACCTTCTCCCAAAGCCACGAAGACAATTGAAGTATTCGGCGTTCCAGCCGTGAATTTGTGAACGATCAGATTTCCCGCGATCAGATGCTCCCCATAGACGATAAAGAGCGGCCCGCCGCCCTCCGCAACAAACTCTTCGATCTGTTCGGCGGCCTGCGCGATCGGCGCGGAGGTCGAGCCGCCGGATATTTCCCCGGCGCCTATCCTGCCCGAGCCGCCAAATCCGCCGATTGGCTCAGGCACGCTGGTACCGCCGATCGACCCAAACGAACTGTCAATCGGATCAAACGGGAGATCAGGTCCGAAATCTATTGGAAATGGCATTTATAAAGTCTTCAATCTTGATCCGCTGTTTTGGAACGCGAATCCGCCGAACTTCGCGCGCTTCAAACTCGCGCCCACCCCACCGCCATGCCTGCCCTCGCATCCGCCTATATGGTTCAGTAGAAAATTACAGGTCAAAAGCGAGCCGTTATAGCCGCAGGTGGTCGGATTGCGAAATTGCCACTGGCAGGAGAGCGCCACACGGCGCCGCGCTCCAACCGAAATATCCGCGTAAGGCTCGCTCACGGCGGTCAATTGGACGGTGTTCTCATCAATCTGGATTCCCACGAGCGGCCCGGTCAAAAGTATCTTATGGAATTCGGCTCCGGAATTGAGATCGCGCCAGAATCTTCCCACCTTTGCCTCCGCGCCATAGAGCGCCTGGCCAAGCGTCAGGAATTCCCGCCCAAGCAGCGTATCAACGTTCTGTAGGTCAACCGTCGCCTTATCAGCCGCGCGCGTTAGACTCGCCTTGATCTGGCTCCCTTTCTGCAATTGTGGACTGTAGGGAGCGCCGTTGATCGTCAGTTTCGCCGAGGCGAAATAATATTCGCGTTTGATGTCGCCGTTATCAATCGAGACTTGAAGCGTCGTATGAGTCTCGATTCGTTTGTCCGAGCGGCCTAAAAGGGTCATCAGGCCCGCGGGCATTTTTCGCGGCATATATTCTCCAGTTAATCTACGGCCATGGCGTCGAAGTCACGGACGGCCCGCCCTGCGGTCGAGCGCGATTGCCGACGCATTTGCCGATCACCAATCCGGCGAGCAGCGCCAGGATTACGAGACCGACCAAAGTCTTCATTTTCATCACAGTTCCCTATCGGTCCGCGCCGCCTTGACGCCGTTGACCAGCACGGCCTGGCCCTGCGGCGTGGTCGCGCCGACAACTACAATCCGGGTGGCGTCGGACTTTCCTATCAATACCTGCGCCTGCAAGTTGATCTCGATCGGCGCCGCAAACCCTCTCCCCATTGTCCCGCCGGTATCGAAAATGGCCTTTTGTTTGATCCCCGGCACGCCGGCGCGCTCGAAGACTGAAGGTCCAGCCATTGCCCTGATCGCTGATTGTTGCTGTAAATTCAGAACTTTTTCTCCTGGGTGCAGGAGCGCCAGCCCCCCGGCCGTCGTGCCGCCCGACGCGAATTCCGGCACCAGACGCCGGTCAATCGCCGCGATCCGCTGTTGACTCGCCAATCGCTCCTGCGCCTGCGTGACCGCGCCCGGAAGCCGGGATTCGAAGACGTTGCGCAGGTCCTGAGTCTGATTCGTCAGCCGGGACTGAACGACGGATTGCGTCTTGAGCGTTTTGATTTGTTGGACGAACTGAAATAAGACCTGATTTTCGAATAGGGCCCTGGCTTGACTGCCGTCAATCCCGCCGGCCGAGACCTGCGCCAGTATCTGTTCGATTCCGTTAAGCGCCTGGCTCAAGAATTCGCCGCTTGCTTGTTCGTCCTGCTTGCGCTGCTTGGCTTTTCCGAGCAGCGCTCCGCCAACTAGCAGACCGACGCCGGCGATCGCCGTGAAAGGATTCGTAAAGAACGCCGTGGCCGCCGGCCCGAGCAGTCCGGCCGCGCCCGCAACCGCCCCGCCCGCCAGGAAACCGCCCGCGGACCCCAGAATACCGCCCGCGATGCTCTGCCCGCCCAGACCGCCGCCGAGCGATAACCCCAGGAACGGCGCCGCGCCCGCAAGAGACTTCCCGATCCCGCCCAGGAAAGAGGGTCTGAAAGCGGCTTGAGTCGAAAGCGCAATAGTTCCGCCTGATTCCACGGGGCTTAGTCCCTGGCCGAAGCCGATGAACGGACTGAGCGCTCCAGCGGCGCCGCTTGAGATCGAAGCCGGAGTCGAGACCGGCGAGCGAAATAGATTGCCGAGAGATCCGCCTATACTGCCGAATATGCCGCCCAGAGTCCCTCGGACAATGTTTTGAAGCGCGCTGCCAAGCAGATCGTTGAAGAAGCCGAGTACGGCGCGCTTCAAACTGTCGAATAGTGTGCGGACATTCGTGAAAGCGAAAGCCACATTCGCGCCGAAGCGCTCGAACGCGTCGCCGGCGGTTTCGGTCGCATTTGCGAATCCCCGCATCAATCTCTCGCTGTTCGATAGAATTACCGGGACTTTTGCGAGGTCTTCGGCCGCTTTCCGCGCCGTGTTTCGTGCGAGCTGAGCCGATTCAGCTTCTATCCCGCGAATGCGCTCATCCCGAGCCGCGGCGCTGAGCGCCAATTGCGCTGGCCTATTGGCGCGCAATTTTTCAGCTTCCGCGCCCTGGCGGATATTTTCGAGATTTTGCCCGGTAATGGCCCGCTCGACATCTTCTAGTTCTTTGATCCGATCGTCGAAGAATTGGTTTTGCGCGTCGAGAATCTTCTTACGCATCTCCGCGATTTCCTGCGCCTGCTTCCTGGCGGCATCGCGCGCCGCCGATGATGCGACGCCCCCGCCGCCGCCTGTTCTCCCTCCTGTAAGCGCGCCGCCTGTCCTGCCGCCGCCGCCGGCCGCCGCCGCGGCCCTGGATTGTTCTGGCGTGCTCAAGAAGGGAGAATTGCGAACCGTAGCCGCCTCGGCATCAAGCGCGTCGAATCTGGCGATGGCTGCGCGTTCAGCCGGCCCGACAGCCTCCAGGGAGAATGGGTTGTTGATGATGTCCTGAATAGCGCCCGCTGATCTCGCCAGCAATTTAAATACTCCGCTCTGCGAGCCGACCCGAATAATCTCGCCGACCAGCTTACCGACCTCGACGGCCATCGCCGTAATCTCGCGCGCAGTGGCGACGATCTCGTTTCGATTATCGCGGAACACATCCGCCACGGTTGATCCGTAAGTCTCGACGATCTTCACCAGATCGTTGAAAATCGGTATCAACGTCTTTGCGATCTCAGCGCCCAATGGCGCCAATGCGACATCAAGCCGATCTTTCAATTTGTCGAACTGCCCGCCAATCGTTTCGACGGCATTTTTCAGCGCGGAATTATTCTCAGCCGCTTTGACCAGCTCTTCGGCGAGCTTTTCGACTGTAGTAATACCCATCCTCTTCGCTGCCGCCCGGATCGCTTCGGCGTTCGTGGGATTGTCCACGTTGAAGATTTGCGCAAGCAGTTTTCCCGCAATTGGAGACTGGCCGATCAGTTCTTTCAGATCCTGGCCCTCGAAGTTTTGCGAGATCAACTGTGTCAAATTATTAACAAACTGCTTCGGATCGCCGAGGGGAGAAATTGCATTGAGTCGCCCTACCACCGGCAGCAATTTATTTATCGTGGCCTCAGCAACGTTGAACACTCGTAGTTGCGTATCGAGAGTTGTAGCCAGGCTTGTAGTTAAGCCCGGCGTCGCCTGCGCGATCTTGAATAGTTCCTGAAATCTCTTCGTGGCGGCCTCGGCCGATCCGGTTAGGGCTTTAAGCGAGCTGACCTGGCGGTCGATCTTAATTGCGGCGTCGAGCGCGGCCGTACCGATGCTTCTCAGAGCCGCCACGCCGGCCAGTCCGAAGGCTGTGAGGGCGATCGTTGATGCGCTGATCGCTGAACGCATATTGTTAAATTCTTTCGCGCCGCCGCTGGCCGCGCTCTCCAGCTTGCGCTTAGAGTCGTCAATAGCCTTGTTAAAGTCCTTTGTGTCCGCGATGAATTTTACGACGATCTCTCTGGCCATTTATTTTCGACTCCAATCGATACAGAATCCCGAATTATGAAAATCGCTACCGCCATCGTTATGGGGTTCTTTGCCGGGTTGCTGCCGTATCTGGTAGCAAGGCCCTCGCCTGTCGCCGTCCTGATGTTGCTCTCCTTCTGGTCGATCTCTGCCTATCTACTCCAGCGCAGGGCAACAAACACCCGTCAGATTCTCTCGCGCGGCTTCCTCCTCGGCGCCGCTGAATGGATGATCCTTGTCGTCGCGGCGCTCGGATATTCGGTGTTTATTGCACATTCAGTCGGCCTCTTTATGAGGGCTTTTATCATGGTCGCGATGGCAGGCTTTTGCCTGATTTGCTTTGCCCTGGTTAAAGCCTCAACGCCTCACCCCTAGAGCCGCCCGGATCGCAGCGTCATTCTTCGGCTTCTGCGGCGGCAGATCCTTATCGCTGTCTTTCGCCCGCGCGTACTTCAGCGTTAGAAAGCATTCCCACTCCAGAGGCGTATAGAAGTTCGGATATACGCTCCCCGCGGTCTCTCCGAGAATCGCCTCCATTCGATATGCCGCCGAAATAAGGTGGGCGAGATATAACGGCGCATTGCCGGGCTTTGTGGGAAGGAATGGACAGGATTTGCAGATTCGATCAATGTCGGCGGGTTTGCCTCTCAGTCCTCCCTGCCCGTCCGGCCGCCCCTTCTCGCCGCATTCATCTTCGCCCTTGCACGTTTTACCGTCTCCCTTCCGCCGCGCTTCAAAGTAAGAATCGAGCCATCCCTGAAGCGCTTCGGTCAGTCCGACATTTGCGCCTCAAGCGAACTAAGCAGCGTCTGTACGGCGTCGCGTTTCATCAAAGGATCAATCGCCGCAAGGAACGGCTTGCGATTGGATTGAGAAAAGCCCTCTCCACCAACCGTCCCGCCTTTGATCTCCTGAATCAACGCGTCGTATAGCTCGATAGGCGCCTTCAAATAGGTTCGCATTCTTGTCTCTTCCCGCCTCGTCCCTGCCACGTAAGCGGTGCTGGATTTGCCGCGGTTGTATCTCTGCCGCTCTTCTTCGGTCGGCTCTCGCAAAACGTGATAGACAACAAAATCCGGCTCCCTGTTCGGTCCGATCTCCTGCTTAACCGTCCAGTCGCTTGGCCCGATCGGGACAAAATCATCGTCGCCGTGAATCTCGGATTTCATCGCGTAGAGCAGGGTGATGGCGTCCGATTTGTGGCTTGGGTTGAAACGGGACTTGGAATTTTCGTCTAATTCCCGCCACTCTTCGCCGCCGTCATAGCCTTTCACGGCCTCGACGATTCTCTCCCATAATCGCGCGTCGGCGGTCGGCTGATCCGACCGAGCCGTAGTTTCGCGGGAATTGATCTTTACCGTCTCGTATTTGATCAGCGACTCCCGTTCGTTCAATTCTTCCAGTGTCGGCTTGCGCAGCCGGTGAGATACGATCTGAGTACCGCCGCTCTTTGTCGTGGCGGGAAAGCTCACTATGTGAGTCTGTTCGTCAAATTGAAAAAAGCCGTTGCCTTCTGACATGTGCCTCCTTCTGGCGATCCTTCAAAGTGGATCGGCCCGCGGCGCGTGAAGGTTTCGCGTTTTGTCCTCCCGGTGATCAACCGAGAGTAAGCGAGCCGATGGTTATCAAACTTCTTCTTCCGGCGGCGCGGCGCCGACCTGCACCTTGAATCCGTGTTGAAGCGCAGCGAGGACGCCATCCCATTGCCGTTCGTCAATGACCATGTCGAAAATCACCGGGTCGGTCTCCAGGACGCCGTTTGTTTTGAGAATCCGAACAGAGCCGTCCTCCAGTCGCTCGAAAAACAATCCTTCGAGTAAATGAAACATTTTTCCTCCTTACCATTTCCCCAGCGGACAGCGTAGTTTTCGCATCCGCCACTTTGTTCGCAAATCCGAGATCGGCGACGGCGGGCAGCCGCAGGCCGAACAAAAAACGCCGGTCCAGGTCGGCGCCAGGCGGTCGCAGTTCAGACAGATTTCCTGCCGCCGGTCGTGTTCGATCAGCGGTATATCGCCGTGGCGCAGAAACGACAGCACGGCGCGCACGAAAGATCGAGTCTTTACAAACAGCATCGCTGCCTTAAAGCCGCCTCCATGTCCGTCGTGAGGATTTCGTCCGGTCCGATCACTCCATTCCGCCTGAGAATATCTTCGCGGTCTTTTATCGCTTGAGCGTTGCGGCGCGCGTAATCCTCGCGCCTTAGCCGCTGTTCGATCTCCTCGGCGGTTTCAGTCTTTGCGCTGTGATCGGCTACCACGATGACTGGCGCATTCTCGATTGGGACTTCTTCAATTGTTGGCATAGTTCCTTAATTGAACGGCGGTGACGCCCCGTCCAGGTTGTTGACGACATCTATCCTTGCGGCGATCGTCGTCGCGTCGAATTCGGCCGCGAATGAGAATCGAAACGCCGCATATCCGTCCACGCTGTCGCCCCTTACGCCATTGAATTTGGCTTTCGGGATTACAATTGATAACTCTTCGTAGGTCGGCGCCACGGCGTCCAAAACCACCCCGCGCGCGCCCATTTTGAGGTTGGTCAATTGGATTGAGTCGCACATTTTCTCCCATTCCGAAACCCGGCTATTTACCAGATAAACGATTTCAGCGGAGATCGTCCGCGGCCCTCGGACTGATTTATTCGCGTAGGCTGCGACGCCGACGCCTGGAGTCGTGATCGAATAATCGCCGCGCTTCTGCTTCGGATCACCGGCGCACCTGGCGAGTTGCGGATTGTGATTGTTGCTGAAGGACCAACTCCAACTTCGGTATCGGCAATCCGCCGACAGGTCGCGCAAGCCGACATCGTCCGTGTATTCAAGAAAAGGCTTTGGATCGAGACAGGTAAACGCCGGCGGATCGGGGAGCGTGTAGACGCCGCCGGTCGTATTGGTCGAGGTCGGCGAGGGAGTGATCCCCGTGCTTGTATCATTGTCTGTGGCGATATTGAGCGTGGCATCATTTGGCGCGGTGTGACGGGCGGTGAGAACGATCGAGGTTGACGCGCCAGAGACTATATAGACATCGCCGATTATCGGATCATTTGTCAGCGCCGTGCGGCATTTTCCCGCCCAGACCGCGGCGGTGTCGGAGGCCGTGACGGCAAAAATAACGACGCGCGTCCCGCCGCCGATCAGATTCGACGTGATCGTGGCTTTCGCATTGCCCGATCCGGAGACCGTTCCTGCGGCCGTCGCCGTTTCAACTTGCTGTGTCCCGATCAGGTGCGGTATGCGGTGTTTGCCGGAGGTCAGGAGGCTAAACGCAATCTGAAAATCTTCGTCGAGGTTTTGACTCATCGAGAAGTCATTAACGACGGTGCCCGGCCACAAGGTCGAAGCGCCGCCGCTTACCGTGATCGCGTTAAACGAAGGAAGCTGGAGCCCGGCGGCCTTCGGCAGCAACGCCGCGGAATGGCGATAGGCGACGCCGGCGACGTTTACCGGAGCTGCGGGAGTGCCGCCGAATGCGCGCATGGCCATTTTTCCATATAGTTTGAAATTCGCCCGATCGGCGCATCCGATGCTGGCCGGCAGAAAGCGGCGGAGACATTGACCGGTTTGGAATTCCGAAGCGTTGCCGGCCCGGCCCGCATCCGTCGAGAATTCTGGTTCTGGAACGTACACGGCCGCGTTCTGCCATCCTGCGCGCTCGTAACTCGCCGCACTCGTCACCGGGGTATTAAAAGCCCCTTCTCTTGTCGAGATAAATAATTCCGCATCTTGTATTAGATTGTCGATCGCCATTGATTCCTCCGATTAACTACACGTAGTAGGTCCGTAAAAATTGCTTGCGCGCAAAATCGCCTTTGACTGCCGCGCCGTCCCGCGCGTGATCGGCTCAGGTCTGTCAATCGCGCCGACGGGCCATTCGATTGGCTGTACACGCGCGCGCTTCAGAATGTCCGGCAGTTCCCCGACGTAGCGAAAGGCGTTGGTCACTGCGTCGCGCTCGATGCTCGCTTCCTTATCCGAATTCGACGTGTCTGATCCGCTTCGGTACTGAATGATTTGCGTCAGATCGTAATCCAACTCGTACAGCGTTCCGCCCTGCCGTATATCGTCCGGAAGCGCTGCCCGCTGCGTGACTACCCAGACGTGAATTTTGTTCGCGGTATCGAGCAATCCGCTATAGGTCCCCGACTCCAGAATTCCGGTTATGTCGCGCGACAGAACGATCGCCGCCGGCGTGAATACGGATAGGGCGCTCTGGATTCGCGCCACAATCGCCTCCCTGATCTCGAATTCGCTAGCCATTTATCGCACTCCGATCCGGCCGAGGCCTTTTAGAAGGGCGTCAATCGCCGGTATAACGAATGGGCGCGGCGCGACCCGTTTAGTGCCTTCCTCCAGGCCTTCCGCATACGGCGCCGTGATCTCGATCTGACCAACCACCCCCGGCGACACTTCCTGCACGCGCGGCTCCGTGACTGAATCTCGCAGGTATCTGGTGCGGATGGCCGGCGGCTCTCCCGGCGCCGACGCTCGATATGTGCCGCCGCCTGGGCGACGATATTGCCGGCCGGTCTTCGGCGCTTCGAATTCTTCGAATATGGTCTCTCGCAAATCGGTCAAGTCTTTTTCGATAATCTGCTTCAAGTCGCCGATTACCCCCCGCCTGACTTCAGGAGCGATGATTACCTCAGTTCTCATGACGCGATCTCCTCCAGCGGCGCGAGCCAGAAGCGCCAATAGCGCTGAAGTCCCGCCGGCGGAAAGATTCCCGGCTCGCCGGGAGTGATTCGCGCGATTGAAAACCGCTGCGTGCCGTGCTGGACGGCCACGGTTTGATAAACTTCGCTCGATGTGATCAATTCCTCGGCGATCTGCAGTTCGAACATCGCCGACGGATGCAATCTACTTCCGTCCTTCTCACGATCGCTATAAGTCCAGCCGGTGTCTAGCGAGATCAGCTCCACAAGCGCATTTAGTGTCCCGCGCTTCAGAAGGGTAATCGTTGGCTCTTCGCCCTGGAGCGCGTGACGGATGCGGTGTAGGGCGTTGAGCCTTTGCAAATGCGATTTTGTGAGAAGTCCAGCCATTCCTACTCAATCTTCTCGGATTTGTAGAGCATTAATAGCAAAAGACGGCGTATCGCCGTTTAGCACGGGTTTTGTCGTAATTTTTGCGACCAGACCCGAGCCGGAGGCCGTGATATTGACCGCGCCGCCGCCCTGAGTCGTGGATAATGAAAACGTATCGCCCGATTGGGAGATCACGAAGTAAGTTGTCCCTTCAGTTAATCCTGTCGGCAGCGTGCCACCTGGCACGATTAGAATCCGAACCACATTATCGTTGACGACGGAGTGGCCTGGAGCGGTCAGAACGTCAGCGACTGTCGCCGTAAACAGGTCGCCATCGTCAGTGCCGAGCCATCCCCAATAAAGCAAATTTCCAGACGTCGAGGCGTCGAACAGTCCAAACGCGACAATCGTTCCCCAATCCGCCGAGGCCTGCGCGAAGGTGATCGCCGTGCCGTTTTGTTTGAGACCGCTCGAAGCGTTGGGAAAGTTCGTATTGTTATTCGTCACCTGAACGCGCGCATATGAGCCGCCGGTCACTTCCGTACCGCCGCCTGAATCGGTCGGCGCGACTGTGAAGAGCGCCACATGGATATTGGTAGGCGCCGTATATGCTTGATTACCGACTACGTGGTCGAGCAGTTTATTTTCTAAAAAGTCTGATTTACTTCCCGGCATAATCTATTCCCCTATGACGTGGCGTCCGTTCGTCCCTTTATGAAGGCAATCGTGCCGACAATCGGCGTCTGCACCGTCGCTTGATCCGTGATCGGTTGAATGTCGAAGTAATAGTCGAGATCAGGCTTTACATTCGTCCACTCCGCGTCCTGATGCCTAATCAAAAAATAACCTTCAGCCGTTCCAAGCGAGCCGTTGGCCGTGATCTTGCCTTGCGCGGTAAGACTCGACGTAATCGAGCGCTGAATGATTGCCGCGCCGTCGGCGTCCTTAAGACTCTTCTTGACCGTAAAATAAGCCTTCGAGAGCAGGACGCCCGCCGGCCAATCGGTCAACTCGAAAGCGATCTCCGTGTCATCGCCGATTACGTACCCTTTTAAAGTGACATTCTTGGCAATCATATTTACTGCGCTTACCACTATCGGCCTTCTGATTTTGGCGCTCCCCGAGATCGCCGGATCATTTACCGACATTGAAATAGCCTCGGCTTTCCGCACGCTCGCCGTGGCGCTGGGCCTGTCCATTGACGCTCCCAGTCCAGCCACCCGCATTGAGGCCCGCAACAATGCCCGGACGAATGGGACGACCTCAACGAAGACGGGCGGCAAACTTGATCCGACTGAGGCCGTGGCGCGAATTACCGCTGAAATCGCCCGGTTGATCTTTTGGCCAGCAACCGACGCGGCGCCTGCGCTGATCCTTGCAGATAACGCATAGGCGGCGCGCGCCCCGGCCCTGGTCGCTGTCCGCCCCACGGATCGCGCCGACAGCGCATAAGCGACATTTTGAGCGGCCCGGACCATTGTTCTCGCGCTAGCATTGGCGGTTAATGCCCGCGACGCGATCAGCGATCCAACCACTCTGGCGCCCGCGGTAACCCTTGCCGCAATCGCGCCCGAGGCGGCAAAAGACAATTGCGTAAGCGAACTGCCGACCGATCGCACTGCCAGAGCGCGCGCCACAATGGCATTCGCCAGCGTTCTGGTCCGGCCAAAGGCATTAACTGTCAAAGATCGCGCTATTCCGGTCGCTGCCCGCGTCGCCGTTCTACCTGCCGCGCTGGCGGCTATGGTCCGAGCTATCGAAGACTGCGCCAGGGTCCTACTTGTGCCGACGAGTCGAGAGCCAAGCGCATATGCCACGTTTGCGGCCCCTCTGAGACTCGATCCGCCTGCCGCCCTCGCTTCCAGTGCCACAGCCCCACCGACCTGCACCAGCGGCGCGATCTTCGGCCCCTGCTGCGGCTGTTGATATGGGCGATAAACAGGCATCTATCAATAGACTTCCTCGTATACGAGCAGGATTGTCCAGCCCGTAGTTGACGCCGGCGCCGCGGCAAACCTGACACACCATACAGTTGAAGCGGGCACTACAATCCGCTCCTCCGGAACTGGCAGATACATATAACCATTTAGCACGTTGAACGCGGCGGCGAAGTGATTGGTGTAGGTACCGCCCGAATCCGCGGAGGAGTTGATCCCGATTCGTCCGGCGCCGCCGATTACGCTCGTATTGCCCGACAGCCCTGACGCTGGACCGGCCAAGTCGGTATTTGTCGGAGTTACGCTGGTGGTTGTCAGGGTACCCGCCGTGTCGCGGGTTGAAAACAACAGCCTCGCTTGTGCGCTCGTTGTCGATCCGCTCTGCGTCGCTTCCACCCGCAGCGGGCGAACTATTGCGGCGGCTGATACCGTTGCGGCGGTTTGCAGGGCAACTAGAACGCTTCCGGTGCCGAGCGTCAGGTTTTCACCGTGTACCGTGTAGACTCGACCCATTTGTTACTCCTAAGCCAAACTAATCTGTCGAGAGAATAACTACTCTATCCCAACTAACGCTTTCATTGGCAGTTAATGAAAAAGTAAAAGTAAGCCACCCTTCCGGCATCTCAAACGAATATGTTGCATCTGCATTGAAAGTATTGATGGGAATATTTATAGAAGCGCCACTACCATACGTTGTAGAGAATGCAAAATTCATCTGGTCACTTCCAGTAGTAGAAAAGGTGTTGATATAAAGCAAACCTCTTCCTCCGTCCCATTTAATATTTCGTTCAAGATTAGAGCCAGAACTTGGGTTTACTATATTGGTGGTCCCCCAAACTTCTTAAAGCATTGCTTCCTCATATTTTAAACCGACAAGTTAATAAGTTCCGCTTGAGCTAACGCCACCGTCCAGTTGGCCGATGCCCCCGCGTTGATGCTTACTCCTATAATGCTATTAGCCACAGTCGAATCGAATCCGCTGGAAGTCACGTCTATAAACGTCACTTGCAGTCCGCCGGTGCTTATGAATCCTGTTGTTGTGTTCGTCCGATGCATTCGAAAAGCAACTTGAAGAACTGCCGAAGTGCCGCCTCCTACCGATCTGAACGTTGCCCAGATTTCCATCAACGCGCTATCCGTAGCGGCCGTCTGCGCTGTCGGAAAAGTAATAACGCATCTGGCGGTGTCGGCAGTGGTTCCATTGGTCCCGATCCTGACATTGATGACCGCTGTCGCAGTCCCTGCGCCGGTTTTCGTAGCGCGAAAAACACAGCGATACATCGTCTTGGCCTGCGGATTGTTTGCAGGGATGGCGATATTTGAATTAGTCAAATACGTATCTGACGAAAATCCTGACTGCGAGGCAGTTGAAGCGTTGAAGAGTTCGCTTACGCCTTTGACATATGTAGCCAGTGCTGATGCGGGAGTCCTATTAGAGGCCCCCGCCTTATTGGTAGCAAATTCATCTGTAGCAGCCACGGTAGGATTATTTGTTGCTGCGCTTATCTTGGTATTGGCCATATCACATCCTGATCAACGTATTCTGCCAATTGCGCCCAGGCGCGGCTGGAAAATCGGCGTCTAACGTCTCTTCCAGCGTCCATAGTCCTGAGCCGTCTTCAAGCAGCCACTTATCGGTACTTTCCTCCAGTTGCCAAAAACCGCCCGGCGGTCCGGTGTCTGCGGGAATGCGGACCAGAAACGCCGCCCATCCGCAATTGTTGCTGGCCATCGTGAATGTCCCGCTGACAGTGCCCGTCGCGCCCGCGCCGACATTCTCTTGCGTCGCGCCGGATAAGTTTGACCATGCGTTCTCGGCGTCTTCTTTTTCGGCAAAGCTCGCCGGCGGCGTGTGACCCGTGCCCACGTCGTTCAAATTCACGTCCGGCGCGGAAATCCACAGCAAATCATCGCCGGCGACCGCCGTCACGCCTGTCGCCGAGACCGTGACCGGCGACGACTGGCTAGAATTCTGAATGTTCGACGTCGAGGTCGGATCGCTGCTTGGCGATCTGCCGCTGAAAGCGTACGCCTGACATATCCAATCCCCGGACGCCCCGAGCGCCCCGAAGGTGTAAGACCCTGCATCCGCCGCGCTCAGCCGCTTCCAGGAGACCGACATCGAGTGTCCGTCGAATGTGACGTCAACGTCGTGGAGTTCGGTAAAGCCGGAAGGGTAATCGCCGGGATCGAACACAGCCGCCGAGGCATCGATCGTAGCGACCAGAATGACAATGTCACCCGACTGCACCCCCGCAGGCACGCTGACCGACGGCGTGTCGCTATTGCCAGAAGCTGTTGTCGAGTCTCGATATGCCATTACCAGAAGACCGCGAATATGGGAGACAGATAGGATTTCGGCGACTGCAACGGCCTTTCGATCTCGACCAACCTCGCGGGGAAATCAACCGCGATCGGCGACACGTCCACGGCGGTATCTATCTCAAGTAAGACAGTTCCTAAATTGTCAAAAATCCTGATCGTCATTGCGTTAGCGACGGCGATCCATGAAACCTGCGTGACCCGCTCCGTAACATCATCAATCGTAAAAATCGTTGTAGAGCCGCGAGCCGAACATCTTTTAGTGATCAGCGCCATATCGCTATGCGAACTTGATAGGCGCGAACGCCTCAGCCATCTGCTTGCATTGTTCCGTGATCTGCGACAATTTGTCCGATCCAACGTCGAACAACTGCGCCACCTTCGATTGTTTCAGCGTCCACGCCTGCTCTGCCGCGGCCCGGACATCAAAGACGTTATCGAAATCCGCCCCGGCTTCCTGCCATGTGACCGTGCCGTCGGTAATTACGGCGCCGTCCCGCGTCGGCCAGGTGGGCTCGGTCGCCGCTGTCGTTCCAGCACTTACCACTCGATAGCGATGGCCGTTCTTTGTAACCGGCAACACGACGGCGCCGAAGGTGAATGCCGTCGAGAGCGCCCAGAAAGATGCGCGCTGTACGCTGTCGAGAATCGAATTCAGCTCGACATCATCAAGTAGCGGCGTATCGTCTGGCTGGACCAACATTCTCAACTGAGCCAGCGCCGCCTCTTTATGGTCTTCTACCGTCGGCATAGGTTAAATAAGTTTCTGAATCATCTCTGCGAATCCGGGCGATTCCGGTTCCGGTTCGCTAGGTTCGGCCACACGGCGGAATATCGCCTGATAAGATACGTGGGCGCGCTGCAATTGATTTCCGTAGGCGTAATAAAAAGCGTCAATCCCGCGCCTCGGGTTGTCGAACTCGGTAGGGCCGCCACCGTCCCACGCGTAATCGTCGAAGATCATCAAGCCCCCAACCTTCAGAAGCCGGAAGCTCAACACGGCGTCTTCTAGGACGTCGGCCGACGCGTGCGAGCCGTCTATGTAGACGAAGTCGTATTGACCCAAGGTGAGCCAGCGATCTCGCAAGATTTCTTGAGATGGCCCTCGATATACGGAAACCTTTCCCCTATATGGCTCAATATTCATCAAGAATTGGACATGCAGATCGCCGAGGTTTAAGCCCATCCCCCTATGCTCAACGCTTCCCTCGAAGGTGTCTACGCAATCAATATGAGCATCGGCATGCGTCAATACATTCTCCAGCAGCCACACTGTTGACCGTCCCTCAAAGCACCCGATCTCCAACACGCGCACGTCGGGTTGGCCTCTATACGGTTCGAGTACCTTCCGCCATACCGGAATCGCGTGCGTGTGCCAATCAGTTGTGAATTTCGGCGTCATTTACCTTTTCTCTTCGACTTCTTCGGCTTAATCACCGGCGCAGGCGCCTGCACCGGCTTAACCTCTTCCGCGCGGCCTCTCTGAATCAGCAGATCAGCGACCGACGTCTGAAATTCCACCTCGGCGCCAGGCGCGAACATATTCCAGGCCTTGATTAGTTTTATCCGCTTGGTTGCCATCATTCGTACCTGATCGCGCCGCCCGTCCATAACTCCAACACCTTTTTCATTCCGGCCAGCTTCTGATCCTCAGTTAGCAAGTAGTGATGCCAGAGATAGGAAGTGTCGAGTTGTCCGAGTTCGGCCACGATCTTGCGAAATGAAATCGCCTTCAATCCATAGCGCGCGATATTGCGGGACAGAATGAAGTCGTCAATCAGGTGATCCGGCTTGATGGCGGCGTTTCTTTCCAGCGCCGTCGGCTTGATGCGCGCGACGGCCTCATCAAACGTCATATCCTCCAGCGGATGCCAGAGGTCCAGACACCAGCGCGACGCGACCGTGAACCAATTACCCGAGCCGATATGCCGCCCGTCGCGGCGAAAGTAGTCGTCATACGTGAATCGACACGACGCGTAATCCGTGGCGTTATGCATGACCGAATCAAAGGGGCATATCTCCGTCACATCGGGCATGTCCGGATGAACAAGCGCGTCCGAATCAAAGAACACGATCCAATCGTCGCCGCGCTCGCGCGCGATATCGTAGATTTGGAGTTTTTCGATCACCGGCGGAAGCTCTGGGGACTTCCGCTCGGTGATTACGAAAAACTCGGCGCCGATCTTCTCCGCATAACGTCTCAACAGCGGATACGTCACCTCGCAAATGCGCGGTGAATATCCATCAACGTTGAGCGTATAGAGCGTTTTCATACGAATTTCTGTTCGAGCAAACCGCGCTCAGCCGCCGTGTTCGGGGCTTCCTCAGCGCGGCTCAGGATCGCCAGCGCGGAGAGCAGACAGGCGTTCGTCGAGCCGACGGTGATGATCGCCGTCAAATACCGCCTGCGATTCCCCAGAAGCTGGAGATACGTGCAGATGGTTTTGTTGTCGTCGGCGTCAACCAATGCCGTGTGGTTCGCGCCCGTGATATTCACCGCGTTGGCGCCGTTCGCTTCGTGGCTTTCCTGCCATTGAATCGTGGCGACGCCGTTCGCGCCGAGCAGCCCGGCCTGAATCACGAGCGCGACCTGTCGGAAACCCTTGGTGTCAACCACGGTCATCGTGGCATTCGCGCCGCCGGCGACGGAGATCGGCGGAAGCGCCGAGACGAATTTAACTGTTTGAAGTTCGATCATTTGCTTTCTCCTATGGGGCGACCCTCGCCGCCCCCTTGATAACGATTACCGTCACGATTGACGACGCTTACGACGCCGCAGAGATCAGAGCCACGACCGAACCGGGCTGGCGCAATGCCGCTGTGGCGCTGGCGTTGCCGTAGTCGTGGACTACGATATCTACTCTTTCCGTGCCCCTCACAGAAATTTGGTCATTCGCTGACAGGGAGAACGGATCAGTAAACAACGTGCGCGCGCGGCGGTCGCCCATCATTGTGGCCATCGTGAGGTCGCCCAGAATCGCGGCAATCTGCGAGTTCGCGTCCGTTCGCGGCATGACCTGCGTGAAGTTCACCGGATAGCCGAGGAAGAGAGGCCGAGCGGCCCGGTCGCCTGTCGCCACTTCGCGGATAGTGTTGCCGCCGGCGGCGAGTTCGATCCTCTGCATCGTCCCGAAGTAAAACGAGCGATGGCAATACCAGGCGGTTTGCGCCGTATCGGCGTACTGCGGGAGCAACGCCACCGTGGCGTTGAAGCTCTTCAGGCCGAACTCATCAAATGTGTTCGCGGCGGTTCCGTCTGAGTCCTTAAAAGCGACCACAAGGCCGGCGATATTGGCGATTGTTCCGCTCAGGCCGAGCAGTTTCTGTGTAATGCCGGTAATCCCGCCGTAAGTCGGAGAGCCGTCACCCAGGAAGCCGGCCTGATCTTCAGCCAGCGCGAACGCAGTCCCAATCTCGAAAGCCAACTGATCGGCAATGCTGATGGCGGAATCTTCCGCGATCTCAGATGACATCACCACGCGCGCAGCCAGCTTCTTTGCAACCAACTGCACGTTGTCATAATTGGGCGTCGATTCGGCGATCGAGGCGCCTTCGCCGACCCATGCCGCTGTTACGCCCCCGGTCCTGCGCGGGACCATCTTGATGTCGCCCGCCATCTGATTCATTCGGGTGTAGCGCCTAAAGACGCCGAAGGTCTCCAGCAACCGAATCAACATGTTGTCGAACTCAGGCGGAACGAGCGCGCCGCCCTGTTCGTTGATCCCCTCGTTCAGCGCCTTGACGGTCGGGATTCCGTTGTCCTGGCAGAAGGTTTCAGCCTTCGCGCGCAGAGCCGAATGGCTCGGAAGATTGGTCGCCGACCACCATTGGAAGAAGCGATAAGCCAATTCCTCGTCCTGATGGCGATTGCCGTAAACGTTGATATGCCGCAGATTGCCCATCGGCGAATAGACGATGGCTTTGCTGGCTTTCTTTTCTTCCTTCCCGTTCGGGAACGGCGGGCGGGTGACCGGCGTGGCGAACGCCTTCACACGTTCTTCGTTCTTGGCGCGCGCTTCCTCTACCTTCTTCAGTTCGGCATATCGCGCTTCCAGCAATTCCTGGTCGGCGTCAATCGCCTTGATCTCGTCCAGTTCGGCTTGAGTGTTGGCCTTGTCTGCTCTGTCTCCAGCGGCGTCGAACAGTACCGCAAGCCTATCTGTGTTGTTCTTGATCGTGGCGGCGATTTCCAACATCGTCCCCACTTTCAACAGTTGTTCTAAGGTTTTGAGCATTATTTCCCCTTTTGACGGCGTGCCTATACTTCAATCTGAAGTATTCGCTCTCCGTGGCGCGCTTTTCGGCGTCGTTCGTCGTGGCCGTCGCTTCAGTGAGCAGTGTTTGCAGGTCAGCGGACGCCGCTTTCCATTGCTCAAGAACTGAAGCCACGTTCTGACGATAAGCCTCCGAAAGAGCGCGTTTATCCTTTAGCCGCGCTTCGTATTTGCTGCGAAAGCGGGCTGCTAGATCCTTCACGGCGGACACCGCCAATCGGGAATGCGTGTCGATGTCGAGGGCCTTGAAACTGGACACCAGTTTTTCTGCCTCAGACATCGGTTGTTCGTCATCGTCGTCCGCGTCGTCACCGAGCGGAACGAATTTCAAAGATTCAATGGTTTTGAGTGTGGCGACGCGATTTAACTTCTCGGCGGGCTGGGGCGTCAGCGAGATTTCGATAATCGGCCAGCGTGTAATCTGCCCGTCGTCGGTTCGCTTGACCATGTGCCAGGTCGAACCCGACGACCACCCCAACTTGCCGGCTTTCACCAAGCCGTAAACAGCCTTTTCGTACTCGTCGGCCATGTCGAGTACGACTTCAGTGAACAAACCCACGTCGTCTTTTTTACTCTTTGCCGTATTGCTGAAAATATGATTGCGGAAGGCCTCTAAAGCCTTCTTCTGTTCGTCGCTCATCCGGCGAGTGGTATAAAGTGGTAATCCGTGGTGAAACAGCACATCAACGCCGTTCCCTTCGTGCGCGCCGAGGTAGGTATCTTTGGTGAAATAGTCCCCGTATAAATCCCTATGATCACTATCAGTAAAACGAACGGAATAGCCGCCGACGCGGCCCTTATCGTCGAGGGCTCTCAGAGTGTCACCGAAATAAAATAACGCTTCGTTCATAAAGCCTCTTAATTGATCATTCCGTTATCCTGCGCCGGGTCCGGCGGATTGATTGCCTGATCAATCTCCGCAGCCTGCACTTCCGGCGTGACAGCCTGAACGGCGGCCGACCGCAAATAGACCTCGCCGTCGGGGCGACCCTCCAGGCCGATCATTTCGCGGTATTCGTTCACAGTGATTCCGCCGCTGGCCAGGTCGGCATTAGCGCGCATATGCAATTTGTCTTGATCTTCCTGTAAGGCTGCGATATTGCGCAGGTCGAAGGCGATCCGGTGATTGCGCCTCAGGCCGACGTCGTCGCGCAATTGGTGGGTTAATTCGTCGCCGATGAAGTCCCACAAGGGCTTTGCGTAAGTACAGATTGAGCGTTCGTCGGCTTGCTCCACGTTGTTGTAAGTACTGTTCTCGTCGGCGGCGCCAAAACCCAAAGTCTCTTTGGCTATACCGATCACGCTGGCAAAGCGCGACTCGGGAAGGTGGCGCAAGACTTTCATGTCCAACTCGGAGGGATTGAAGCCGAGCTTAGTGATCTCGACAGCGCGATTAGAGACGAACACTTTGCCGCGCTGGTCGCCGGTCGTTGATCTGACATAGTCTTGCTTGACGGCAGTGGGATCGAAACTGACCGAGACTTGGCCGTCTTTGAGCGCCAGGGCGACGGGCGGGACGCCGCCTTGTTTCAGAAGCAGAAATTGATAGACCGCGACCTCGTTATCGGCGCAGACCTCACGAAGGACTGAGGCGACAGGCGAAAGCCCTGTCCGCCCCATATTCACCGGATCGGCGCCGTCTCTGAAATGAATCACGTCCTCGACCCTGATACGAACAATGGCGCCGTCCGTCTGGTATTCGTAATAGGAAATAAATTCGCTGCCATCCTCGGGCCAGCGCGGCGCGATCATCCACGGTGGGACGTGCCAAAGCTGCACGACTTGACCGAATTCGTTGCGCGCTTTCAGGAAATAGGCGTTGCCCGACGTGATCCACGATAGCGCGAAGGCTTTTAAGAGGGTCGCGCCGGAAAAGAACGGGTTAGGACGATTAAGCAGGTCAATGGCTGGGTGATTTGGGATCGGCTGTTCTTTCCCCCGAGCGTCTGCGCGCACGACCTGCAGCGGCGCCTCTGGGAGTACGCGGCCCAGCCAGTTGACGGCCGCCATTACAAGTGACGACTTTTCCAGTTCCCCAGCTTCCGCGGCGTAGTTGATCCGGGAATTAGTGAATATGCCGGACGCCCAATTGAGACCGCCCCAGGATTGGCCCGACGATCCACCAAAGCCGGTAAAGCGCAACTTCAGCGCCTGATAAATTCGCTGAAGCAGCCCCGGCTTTTGGTATCTGTATCTGGCGATCGCTTGGCTCATAAAAACAAAAAGCGCCGCGCGATCTTTTCAGATCGGCGGCGCACGATGGCGCGAACAGTTAGGCGCGAAATAGCGCACGCAATATTGTCAGCGCGAGTTTGCGATATACGTTTTGGTTAAGTCAAGCAGAATCGCAAACTCAAGCCGTTTTCCACTCTGCGACCGGGGTCATAATCCTGTAGCGCGTCGCGTCGCCGGCGTGGTCCTCGGCGTCCGTGTCCACGTCGTCCGGCTTCTTTTCGTCGCGAGGTAAGACCGGGACAGTGCGAATCCACTGGGCGCAGTGGTTAAAGATGAAAATGCCCGCATCTTCCATTGGGCGCTGCAATCCCGCTTTCAACATCTTGCGAAGCCGCTCCCAGCCCGTGACGCGGCTCCCTGGAGATTTGTCCGCTGGCAGCCAGTGAACGCCCACTGCTGCCATATCGTCAGCAATGCAGACGCCGTTTTCCGCGTCGAATATCGAACTATCCGCCGCGCCCGGCTCGACGCGATATGGCCATAGGGATTCGCGCTCGACAATCCCGCGCGCGATCTCGACGGCGAGCATCTTCAAGCCGTTATTCGCCCGGCCGTTCCATCCATACCATTCGTTGATTAGAAAGACCGTACCCGGCGGATAATGGCGGCCGTTCGGGGCCTGCGTGCCGTCGGATTCAGCCCACCATAGGACCGCGAATGGCTTTGACGATCCCCAGTCGAACGATCGGTCAATGCGCCAGCTCGACGGGATTTCGAAGGGGTCAATTGCGTGCAGATCACGGCGCCACAAATCGTCTAGCATCCCGCCCGCGACAATGTCCCAATCACCGTCCATCATTGCCCGAACCAGTTCGGGGCTGCCGAGGCCTTCCAGGCGATAGGCGTAATCGGGATCAGTCTCAATTAGGGTAGGATTGTCATAGAGCCGAGCCGGAATGTATTGGCGGGCCATCCCGCCTTCGCTCCTCGGGGCCCCCTTGATCTCCATCGGCGACGCCCAGTCAACAAAGGTCATCTTCACCCAGTTATGGCCAATGGAGCCGGGATTGCTGGCGCATAGGATTCGCGGAAATAAACCCTTGTACTGATCCGGGATTTTCAACCCGCCTAGGCGCAGGCGACCGCGTAGAAACCTGTACATTGTCTCTGAGAAGTGCGTCAATTCATCCATCATCAGCACATGGATTTCCGCGCCGTGATATTTGTAAACGTCTGATTCCTTGTCGCAGTGGCAAAGGTGAATCTTCGCGCCGTTCTTAAACTCGATACGATTGCGAGAATAGTTGATCGAGCAATAGCCGCTGTTGACCCATTCGGCGAGAAGGACCGGAAAGCCGGTCGGCCCGGTCAGATGGTTTTTGAGGAGATCGGGAAGCGTGCGGCGGAAAAGATAGATTTGCAAATTCGGAATAGCGACGCACCATGCGATCGCCGCGACGCGCATCAGGTGAGACTTGCCCCCGCCGGCAGCGCCGCCGTACAGAATCTCATTCGCTTGGCTCAGGAACGCCAGGCCCTGGCGCGGGTGTAGTTGCATGTCCATTGATTACCACGTTGAGAGTGGGCAACGCCTCGGTATGGTGATTGAGATCAACACTCTCCCTCGGCTTGCCGAAGGTATAGGCCATTAGTAACTTGATCGCGTCCTTATCACCTTCCTCTGCAAGCGTTGCAAGTTTGCTAATGCATGCCTCGCGCTGGTCGAGCGTCCAGCACTTATTGAGGAGCGCAACGAGCCCCATCTCTTCAGACTTCGACTTGCGCCCCGATCTACCTTTTTTACCGCCACTTTGGCCCTTTACACCCACGTTTTTCCTACGTTTTAAAACAAATACGAATTGGGCGAGCGAGCCGTGTGCCCCGATCAGACTCCCCGCCCCGCTGACGACGGCGCACCACCTCTCACGTAGCCAACGCCGTCCTGTCAGTTCTATCTACTTGCGCCGATGAGGATAGCAACGCCCGCCGCCACCCCGGCGATCAAGCCGAATTTACGAGCGCGGCCGAGTTGCTTTTCAAGTTGGACGATCCGTCGCTGTTGAAGCTCAATCCTCTTCAACGATAAGACCACCTGCTCTCGCTCGGCCGCGATTACGTTCTCAAGTTCCTTCGCGCGCGCGGATTGCAGTTCGCCGGCGGACTTGAGAGTTTCGATCTCACGATATGCGATCTTTATCCGGTCCTCGGCGGCGTCGATATGCGCCTGGAGACCGATAATTAACTCTCGCGCCGCTTTCAATTCTTTCGCTGCGGCGCTGCATGCTTTTGCGGCGCCCTCGCACTCACTTGCACTCGTACCCGAGCTCTGCCAACTGCCGGCATAGGTCTGCGCAGGAAACAGGAGTAGCAGGGATAGGGGTAGCGCGAATCTGTTCATAGTTTTCCTTCGCTTGCACGTACACCGTGCGGGTTTGGCCCATTCTCTTATCGGCGGCTTCGGCTTTCGCCGTCAGAAACTGGATCTCCGATTGCTTCAGATCGAGCGCGGTTTTGTATGCGTCGGCGGCTTGCGCTGCGGCCTGAGCTTTGGCCTCGGCGGTTTTGAATTGTTCGTCAAGTTGATTGACGCGCCGATCGTATTTGGCTTTTTGGATTTCGCCAACAATGCCGTAGATCAGGAGCGCGGCGCCGATGATCAGGGCGAGGATAAATGCGAATTTAGCGAGCCGCGCGCGGTTATTGTGGACGTAATCTTTAACGTGAGTGAGAAAATCAGACAGCATCTTTCATCACCTCCGGTTTGTCGCCATTGATATAACCGAGCAGGAACAATGGCAACATGACCATTGTGATTGTTTTGAAAAGCCGGGTCAGGATTCGGATGACGACGACCCATACAATGATTCGCTGTGGGGTCGGCGAGAATCCTGTGGTTATAATTGCAATCGTGGCTTCGGCGGCGACGCCGGTGAAAGCGAGCGCCAGGTAATGGCCGAATCGCTGGCGCATTCGAAACATATACCACGCCGCCAGGGTGGAGGCGATCGCGTCGAGCGCGACCATAAGGATCAATGTGCCGTATAACAATCGAATCATTTTCTCCTTCGTGTTGTTCGCTGCGGATAATTTGTCTGTATATCCTCGCGCAATCCCCGAATCTCGCCGGTTATTGCGTCGAGCGCTTTCAGATGTTCCTGCCATTGCTGGACCATAAGGCCGTCGCGTTTGCGGATTGTGTTATCAAATTTCTCAATCTCTGCCGCGCGCTGAGTTTGGGCGTCCTGGATCTGTCTGGTGACGAATGGCCAGACGTGACGAAGAATGAAGTAAGCCAGGAGCATTAAGAGCGCGACTGGTATTCCGAACTGGCCGGCGATTTTTACCCATTGATCCATAAAAGAAAAAGCGCCGCACGATCCGAAGTGGACCGACGGCGCACGGGGCGCGATGGTTTAGGCGCGTAATTCAAGCGCACGCAGAATTTTCCGGCTTTGAGTCTACGGCAGAAATCACCGCAGATTCAAGAGAAACTTGGATAATCACGAAAGTCGGGGTCTTTTCGCGAGACGTGCAGCGGCGGCATTTTATGCGAATCCGAAAGCTCGGCGGCCCAGAGAAATAGAAGAGCCCGGCGCCGCAGGTCGGACAGCGGATCAGTTGAAATTCGATTTGCTGTTGGGAATCGGTCATTACTTCTCAATCTTGATCTTCTCGCCCTGCTCATAAGCAAGCTTCACGAATCGTACCCCCCTATTCAATGCCTGCCTTCCTAAAAGACTAGTCTTCGCGTCCATTGAAGCCACGAGAGTTGCGACGCCGGCGTAGTAATAGACTCTGTATTCTTCGATCGTCGTCAGTTTCGCCCCGCCCAGGAGAATGCTGTGAGATTCAGCTGTGACTTTTTGCCATGTGTCTCCCTCGTAGCCGCCAAGCATCAGGACTTCCTGGCGCGCCTGTCCGCGTTCGGAGGTCGCAAGTCTGAATACGACCGTGACAGTGACGCGGAGGTTTTTGCCTTCGGCCTCACGAGTTACATTGACAGCGGCTTCGTCGTCCACGTATTTGTATTCGTCACCGGCAAACGCCGCCGGATTCACCGACTCCGCGGTTATCCGCTGCCTAACGATCTTCGCCGCGCCGGGTTTCTTCAGCGACTGCGAGTTCGCGGCAAAAGCAATCATTAGGGTGAGCAGCAACGAGAAAAGTGTTTTCATATATCTCCTTTGTGTTGTTATTTTGCGTTCTGTTCTGGCGCTTACCGGCAGTTTTTCGCCAACTTCGCCTCATCCGTCAGCCCCTCCAGCGCGGCGTCAATGCGCTGTTCGAGTGGCCGTGCGGCGCGGTATTCGCGAACGGCGTCATCAAGCGCAATCCACAATTCCGCGTCAGCGTC